CGTTCTTTAGTAGGCACTATTTCAGAAAATCCTGTTTTGGCTATAGATATTTGGAAAAGTGCGTGTTCTGTCGTAGGAGAGAACAAAGTTCCTTCTATGTCAATTGTTCAGGATGTTTATTTAAGAACTAGGTCACAGAAACAATTAGAAAAAAGAAACGATAATCAACAAAAGAAAAAAGAAGCTGATATTGAATCATTCAAAAAATACAATCGAGAAGTTCAAGATAAGAATCAAGAAGAAGAAGAATATAAAACACCTGTTTGGCAGTTGGAACGCAAAGCAGGAGACACTGATGTTTGTGCTGAGTGTAAAAAGTTATCTCAAGCCATTCATCATGCAGAAGAAAGTTTAAGTTCTTTGCATGGGATTTTGTATCATCAACTTAATTCTTACGGAAGTGCTTACATTGAAACAATGAAGCAGTTTGATGCAGGAGTTTATTCTGTTAATGATATTGAAGACAAGATTGCTGCTTTAAATAGTCAAACAAAATATTTAGTTGAACTTTTAGATAAAGATTTAGAACCAAATGATTTAGTTTCAGAAATAGAGGTTGAGCAAATGCCCACGAGATGACAAAAAACACCATTCATAGTATTTTAATTATGGGAAGGTATATCTAATGAAACCAGTAGCTGAAGAGCGTCAGGATCTACTGGCAACATTAAGAACAAGTTCATTGGAGCGTGATGACTCCAAAGAAATGCGAACATATAAGGATGAAAAAGGTAATATTTACTATTCAGTGACTACGATATTGAGTAATACAGTTCCCGAAGCCAAGAGAAGATCACTAGAGAATTGGAAGTCCCGTGCAGGGAGTGCTGATGAACTAGAGCTTGCTTGTAATCGGGGGACAATTAGTCACGAGCATTGTGAGTATGTACTTAAAGTTGGGTCAAAGATCAACAGGAACATCTGCAATGCTAGAGGTTGCTGGAAGTTTTACGAAGATGGCTTGGCTAGAGGCCCAAAAGCGATTACAAAGAAGTCCATTCAAACGGCAAAGGAGAGAGCAAGTAAAGTCCATTGGACAGCTAGAAAGTATGCGACAAATCTGGCCCATTGGATAGAAGAGAACGTAGCAGCCATTCATGCCAGTGAATTTTCCATTCATAATGATGTTGGATATGCTGGTCAATCTGATGCTTTAATTGACTATAAGAAGAGTGGAAATTTATGTATATTAGATTTTAAAACAAGTGGATCATTAAAGCCTAAACCAGATGCTTGGCTAGATGATTATAGATTGCAGTTAAGTGCGTATGCATGGGCATTGGAGCGTATGACGGGGATAAAGGTAGGGAGTGGATTAATTGTTATTGCAAGAGAAAACGGCCTACAGGAAGTCCAATTAAACACATTGGAATTAGCTGGAGGCCGTCTATTATTTGAAGAAAGGTTAGAACAGTTTAAGGAACAATTAAAAATGGCTGTTAATTGATTTAGGTGAATACTTAGCATCAAGAACTGTCCCACGTTCATCTTTTTTACCTACAGAGTCTTTATCAATGTAGTATTTAACTTTTGGATCGCAAAGAGTTAATCGTTTAGAGAACTTTCTAGGATCGGATCTAACAAACCAGTCATGTTTTTTAATATCTCTCTCACATTTACTACATGTAAGAGAAGACCAATTAAAATGATAAACTGTTGATTGATTTCTACAGAAAGGACAAAATAAATCCTTCCCGTATTTACCTGCTCTAGCGTTCTTTTTAACTCTGGTTACATAGTAAGAAAAGATGTGAACCAGTTCTTCAGTCTCTTCATCAAAGAAGAAGTGGCAGTTAGTACGTTTAGTCATAATCCATCATGCCATTTAGGGCCGAAATTAGATTTCATTTCGTCATCTGATGGTTCGTAATCGTCACCATATTCTTCTTCCTCTTCTTCTTCTTCTTCTTCTTCTTCTTCTATTATTGAAGGTTCAAATTCCATAAGAATCCCTTCACCTTTATTGTGTTTTTTATAAACACCTTCAAATTCAATTTCTGTTGATATTTTTATTTTGTGATCAGTACAATAAAAAGCTATGGGATCATCATCAGAAACATTTTGTTGTTTCCAGATTTCTTTTAAATGACCTACTGTGATTGCTGGAACGTCAGACATTTTTGATCTCCAAGTAAAGGGTAATAGTTTTGATACGATTAAAATTATTTCTAGAATTGAAATAATTTTCATCTTTGACAATTAGATCTGTACAGGGACAAAGATCTAACCATTCTTGAATAATTTTTTCATTCATAATCAAAAAGTTGAGAAGAGTTATAGGTGTAAATATCAATCCACTTATGTCTGCATTTATTGCAGGTCATAGGTAGTTCAATAGAGAGTGCCTGTTCTTTGACCATTGGTTCGCCATAGGTCATATTGGGTGATTGGCATTTAAGACAGTAGCTATTCATTGTGAAGTTTCCAATTCATCTCGCATTGTCTCAGCTTCTTGAATATTTAAATCAAAAGCTTTTAGGCATTCATCTAAAGTCATATCATTAGTAATATGGCTGCAAGTTTTAATAGAAGGCCAGATCTCCTGTATTTGTTTTTGGATCGCTGGATATCCCTTGATAATGCAAAAGAGTTTTGAAAGAGCAAGGATGTCGTTGTAGTGGCTTTTTAGCATTGGCTCTAACTTGTAGTCTGAGATGTCGTCCATAAAATTTCATTCATTACTTCTCTAATATAGTATTAGAATTAGATAGATGTCAAGTATCCAAAAAAGCCATTCATAATTACGCCAAAAAAGCCATTCATAATTATTATGATTATCTTGCCGCTTCCTGATTTTTTTACCTGTGCCTACCTAAAAAATATATATTATTTTTTTTAATAAAATTTTAGAAAAAAAAAAAAAAAAAAAAAAAAAAAAAAAAAAAAAAAAAAAAAAAAAAAAAAAAAAAAAAAAAAAAAAAAAAAAAAAAAAAAAAAAAAAAAAAAATAGGAAAAAATTAGAAAAAAATACTTGGCAAAAATACCCTTAATACTTGGCAGTATCAATAATATAAGTATCTGATAATGTTGAAATTTTTTCCAATGCCTTTACTAATTTTTCAAAACTTCTCATTGTACTTTCCTTTTTTTCTATGTCAGTCTCAGTTGAATAATTAAATAAAGTGTTTTCAATTTCAATATTAATTCTATTAATAAGACTGGAATAGTTTATATCTTGCACTGGTTCGGTTCCTAGTGCTTCGGCTTTGTTAGCTAATAACCTAGCCGCTTCTCTTGATATTTTATAACGGGCCTGTAAAATTAGACCTGCAACAGCTTTTGAACATCCTGAGTCTAATAAATAGCGTACTTCGTGGATTCTCCTAGTATGTTCTTTTGTAGTGGAGCGTGTAGACATAAACTTGATTTATTAAACATAATACTCTATTATATTAGAGTATTATCTAACAATTATCAAGCTTATGTCTGAAATTAAAACAGAGTATTTAAATACTCTAATTAATAATCAATCATTAGAAGGCATGAAACAACTAAACATTAACGAGCTTGATTTAATCACTGTTCTAATAGGTACTTGTTTAGGTTTAGAGCTTGCAAGTTTAACACCTGACAATGAAAAAATAGCCCTATTGAATAAACTCAACGGGACCATCATCTTAATGAAAACAGAATTAAAATCTATAGAGTCTTAAATGACTTTATAAATTGCATCTAAGAACTCATTAAACTCATTACCTAGTAAATTACTGCAAAGATTCTCATTAGATAATTCTAATAATGATTCTTTGCAGTATTTTATTACTATTAAATAATCATTATTATCAATAGTTTTTTCAGTAAAATCTATTTCAAGATCATTTAATAATGATGAGCATTCTGGATTAAGATAGAACACTATTCTGTAGTTAATCATATATATGTCCTCTTATACCTAGTAACCCTTATTTTTAATTTATCATGATGATGAATTTTTATTAGATCTAATAATTCATCTAAAGTATTAACCCAATCATTGTATAAAACATCATCTTCGCTCTTTAATCTATCCTCAAATGCTTCAATATATGCGTAATATTTTTTATTCCAATAATCATGTAAAATATCTTGCTTATTCTCATATTCAATTAAAGCAGTTTCATAATAATCAGACATCTTTAAACCTCCATTAGTTGTTTTGTTTTTTTAGAATACCCAACAAACAAACCTGCTTTTTTTCTTTGTTGGATCGCTTTCCTTGCCTCACCCTTTTGATTGCCGTGTACTAAGTGACAAAAAGTACCCTTAAAATCACTGTAAGCATGCCAATCATTATGGTCAATTGGTTGACCATTGGCATCATTAGGCATATAAATCACTCTACATTTTTTATCAAATAAGCTTGAATACTCTTTATCATGTATTCCACCAAGTGAACAGGTAACCTTTAAACCTTTACTAACCTTAAAACCGTCAAATAATGGTAACGACTTAGTATATAAATAACTGATTAATTTATATTCTTTGTAGAGATATTCTGCTGCGTTATTTATACCGATTAGATGTGATTCATTTATAATATCTCCGCTTTCATGGTATCTAATATATTCTGACCTTTTGGATCGTAAACCTGTAATACTATCTATAATTAATTGTTCTAATCTATTCTCTTTAATTGCTTTCATTATTAACCGATAATTAGCCCATCTTGCGTTGTATGCTGATTCATATTGAAGCTCACTAAGTGAGGCATAGCATAAAAATTCAGTATCTTTAAATGTTTTTATTTGGCGTTTTCCTTCTTTGTTTTTTATGCAACAAGTTTTACAATCTTTAGCACCTATCCCGCAAGTATGACCTGCGGGAGTATTTCCAAAAATAATAATATTTAAAGGCAGTTTTCCACTGCCTCGCTTTCCTGATATTAATGATTTATTTTTCATCTTTCTTCTCTCCTGCATTTTTTAAATAATTAACCGCTTCAACCGATTGACTTAGTATCTCTTGCAATATGGTCTTTTTATTCTCCTTTAAAATTTCTATCCAATGCTCAATATAAGCGCTTGAATTTTGAAGCTTATCTATAGTTGAAATTTTTTGCTCATGACATAAAATTACGCTTCCAAATTCGACTATTATTTCATCTAATGCATACATTTTTCTATTACTATTAGGAGCTAATAAAGAAGGTCTATTGCATCGCTCTTTAGTTCCTGATGAATGCAATGCCTCATGGTATAGAGTCCCGTAATATCCACAAGTAGAGTCAAATGCCTCTTTTGGTGGCATTTGTATGTGATCAGTAGTAGGAGAATAATAAGCAGAATTGCCACCATGAGCAAAAGATATTTTTTCAACTTTTAAATATTTATCTATTATCTTTTGGCTTGCTTTATGCTCAATCTTTTTCGATGCTGCTTGTGCTTCTGGAGCGCTTGCTGCTGTATATTTTTTCATGATACTTTCCTTTTTATCGCAGTCTAAAAATTGATCAATATTAAAAACACAAGTAGGTCTGAAACCTGAACAAAATTGAACTGGCTTTCCATTTGAATCTAAAATATAATTTCCTGCCTTATCTTTTTTCTTTATGAAAATAGGCATCATAATTCGACTCCCACGTTCACCCTTGCGAATTTGTAACCCGTCACCCTTATCTTTTTTGGTCTTTTTCCCTGATGCTTGAAACACTCCCGACCATAGGGAGTGCTTATAGTTTCCTAGTGCTTGCGCCATTAGCAACAAGATCACATTTGAGTTTGTGTAATCTTTACCAGTGGAAAAATTTATAATATCTCCACTAGTAGAAGTTTTAGACCAATCTTTTTTGAATTGGTAACCCTTCTCAAAGAAGGATATAACCTGATCACATAACAACTCCTCACTTGAAATTTTAGTGTGGGTTTCTTGTGTTTTTGGTGCGGTTGAAATAGTCATTTTATTTGATGCTAAAAATAGTTGAACAGTCAGAACATAAACAAACTTGTATTTTCATTTGATGTATTACAAACGTTTGTTTGTCTTTATCAAATGTTTCTGTCATGCCATTTTTTTGTGATCCTAAAGTGATTGTCTTTTTTCCATAAAGGTCACCTTTTGAAATAGGTGCTTTACAGTTATGGCAATCTCTTTGCTTTCTTGTTTTTTGTAATCTCATTGGTTTAATTCCTAATAGTTAAAGTGGATAAATCAGAATCAAGATCAAAAGACTCTTTGAGTAGATCTTTTTTTGGTTGTTTAACTGTTCTCTCATATAACTTGACTAGTTCATCATGGTAGACACTTGAATAATGAATACCATTTAACTCATCAACTAATAATTCTCTATCGGTATCTGATAAAGAATCAAACCAGTCTTTATTCTGATAAGCGTTTTGTTGTAGCGTTGTGTTCCAATGCTTCACAGTTTCTTTTGATGGTGTAACTGGAATAATTTCGGAATAGTTACTCATGACTTATGACCACAAATTTTTTCTTTGAGTTGATCAAGTGTGTCAGGAGAAACAACAAGACCAAGACCACATAATGATTCTTTATATGGCAGCTCGTATTGGTCTAACTCCTCTTTGAATGTTGAATCAATAATCATTTTAGAAAGTCGCTAGCAGTAGCTAGGAGATAATGGGATAGTTTTTTGTCTTAGCAAACTTGAGTAACTGTAAGAAGCTTTTGTGACTACTTCGATTCTGCTAACTTAAGAGAGAAACAAAGAGAAAAGGCAAAAGCTTCTACTTAACTAATGTATGCTATGCATACATTATACAATAATATTCTAATAAAGTAAATAAGTAAGCTTAAAGCTAGTTAATAATATTTTTAGTGCTGCAATAGCTACTACTTAGTAGTTAATTTTAAAATACTATTCTAATAACTACAACGAGTAGGTGTTGCCGTTGGCCTTTATACATCTACTGGGGGGAGGGTACGGCTACAAAAAGTAGCTAATTGAACAGCCCTGAACCTAAAATATTATCTGAAAACAAGTCTTATTTAACAACAATAGAATACTATTCCTTATCTTCAATTTTAATCTTGAGTTCAGGTGCATTAATATTGATAGTTTCAACAGATTCGCCAACAACCTTGCCTAATGAGTCCAATATTTGAGCAGCAGTTTGAAGTTGACCTTTTTTAACTGCCCGATTAAAAAGATTAATTCTTAAATGTTGAAGACGGGGGATGAGGTCTTCTTTATCAAATTCCCAATCCTTGTTACTCCATTCTGAAACTGCTTTCCAATCGCTCCAAGCAGTATTTTCAGAAACTTGTTCTTTATGAGCGTGATCCAAAACGAGTTGCCTCACAGGTAAACCTTCCAACTGTCTTTTATAAAGTCGTTGAATCCTTTGCTGCTTCAGAATCGGACTTCTTTTACCTGACTTCCCCAATGTTTCTGGGTCGGGAAGAATGTAGCCGTCATAATAAGAGGGGTCAAATCTGGCTGCCGAATCGCTCACAGTTAATCACGGAAAAACTATTGATAATAAGATAATACCTTTTAATGAGAAAAACAGTTAGTCGTAGAGGGGGTAAAGTACGAAGAAAAGTATTAGTATTAGGGTATGGCTGTTAAAAACAAGCAAGAATTAGGGCTTCGATGGGCGCAAGGTGAAGTATTTAGTAGTAATAAAAGGTTTAGGGTATTAGTCGCTGGGCGAAGATTTGGGAAATCATATTTAAGTTGTATAGAATTATTAAAAGCTGCAATTGAAAGGAAGGGGGAAACATATTTTTATTGTGCGCCAACATATAGGATGGCAAAAGATATAGCATGGAAGACGTTAAAACGCTTAGTACCACAGGTATGGATTAAGTCTAAAAACGAGTCAGATTTAAAGATCGAATTAATAAATGACTCAGTAATTGAACTAAAAGGAACCGAAAATGCGATGGCCTTAAGGGGGCGAAGTTTAGCGGGGGTAGTTTTAGACGAAGCTGCTTTTATGGATGCGGAGGTATGGTTTGAAGTAATAAGACCTGCATTAGCTGATAAACAAGGATGGGCATTATTCATTAGTACTCCTGATGGAACAGCTAGTTGGTTTTATGACTTGTGGTGTTATTGCAAAGAAGATCCGACTGATGAGTGGAAAAGATGGTGTTATACAACAATTGAGGGGGGTAACGTACCAAAACATGAAATTGAAGCAGCTAGAGCGCAATTAGATCAGAGGACATTTAGGCAAGAATTTGAAGCCAGCTTTGAAAATTTAAGTGGATTAGTAGCGGTGAGTTTTGGGGATGAGAATATTTCAGAGAAAGCAAAAGATATAACAGTTTCGCCCATACTTTTAGGAGTTGACTTTAACGTAGATCCAATGTCAGGGATATGTGCGGTTAAGGATGGGGAAAACTTGTATGTGTTTGACGAAATCATGCTCACAGGTGGGGCAACCACATGGGACTTTGCAGAAGAAGTCGTACGCAGATATGGGGTGGATCGCAGAGTAATAGCATGTCCTGACCCTACAGGTGGAGCGAGAAAAACTAGTGGAGTTGGTGCGACTGATCATAGTATTTTAAGGAGAAGTGGATTTAATGTTTCGAGTCCACGTGCGCCGTGGAAGATAAGGGATAAAATTACTGCTGTTAATACGGCTTTATTAGATGCGAGTGGAGATAGGAGGACATATATTCACCCAAGATGTAAACAGTTAATTAAGTCTTTAAGAACGTTGACTTATGCACCGAATACAGGATTACCTAATAAAAACCTTGGTGTTGATCATGCTTTTGATGCTTTCGGTTATTTATGTTTACAACAGTTCAATTTGGCAAAACCTGAGACTTTAGGGCAGACTGGTTATAGAATTTACTAATTAAGATGGAAGTTACTGATGAAATGCTTGATATTATTGAAAAGGTGAAGGGAAAAAGAATCCCTGGGTTATGGGATGTCCGTTGTCAACAATATCTGGATAATAAATCCAAAACTTCTACTAAAAAGGCTGAAAAAGTAGACAGTACAAGTTAGACTATTAGAGATAGTCTTTTATTATTCTAGATCATGGCTTTCTATCGTGGCGAAGAAGGCTCCGTTATTA